AAAAAGAACGATTCGCCGGCGGGGATGGTGATGTAGAAATTCTGGCTCATGGCTGGGGGTCGGGCTGTGCCACAGGGGCAGCTGCGCCTGCGGGGACAAGCGGCACGATGTTGCGCTTTTTCATTTCCACTTCCTCACGCTCGATCTCACTCCAGACATCTTCGGGGTCTCGGTTCGATGTCTCCCGGATGATCTCGCTGCGGGATTTGAGCTTTTGCGAGATGGCCTTTTCGTTCGCGGCCATTTCTGCGCTTGGGTCGATCCATGCCCAGCGGCGTCCGGTGAATGCGACTTGCTTGTATTTTTCGAGGCGGTCGAATTTGAGGGGCTTGCCCGCGATCAGGATTTTGTTGGCGAGGAGAGAGCGTTCCAACCAAGCCTCGTATATCGGCATGACGAAACCGGAGATGAGCCATTCTTGCAGGCCCTTCCACACTTCGCGTTCGTCGAGTGCGCCTTGGCGGATCGATGAGAAATTGACGCTCGTGAGGTCGCTGGCGAGGTTGTTGTAGCTCACACCGAGGCCGGAGGAAATCGAGCGAAGCATGGCTTTGCAAAACGGATCGAATGCTTGGTCGGGAAATTGCGGCGTGTAGGGGATAAATTCCCTGTTGCCGATGTCTTCAAACTTGCCCGGCTCGGCGTCCATTTCGAGGATGTCGTCGCTGTCGCCGTCGAGGTTGCGGAAGAAGCCCATCTTGCTGGCGGACACACGGGCGTTGACCACGGCGGCGTCCTCGAAGCCTGCCAGCATTCGCATGCGCCAGAGGGCTGTTCGTGCCCACGGGAGGCCGCGTTTTTGACCGACTCGCTCTGGCAGGAAGCGATGGATGACCTGATCGGCGGGGACGCGCTGGAAGCTCTCGCCGTTGTGGTTCACATAGCCCATCATCATCTCGTCGTAGTTTCGGAAATGGTAGGCGACCGGGCGTCCGTTCGGGTTAAACTCGATTCCGTGGCGGATGACATGGCCGTTGTTCAATTTTTCCCACTTCGTAGGGTTGAGCAAAACGGGGTCTATGAACTGCACGGCGAAGCCCCACTTGTTGAGGTCTTCTCCGTAGCGTTTCACGGCGATGACCTCGCCATCCATCGCGGCGGTGGTGACTGCGAGCCGCTCGCCATCGGCGCGGGAGAGTTGTCCGGTGATGTCGTAGTTGCCCCTTTTCGACCAATCAGCAAAGGCATCCTCGATGGCGCTGCTGGCCACGGTGTCCATCGTTCCGCTGGGGTCGCGGATCTGCGCGTTGAAGGTGAAGCCTGTCGGGCCTGCGATATTGTCGCGGGCCATTTGGAGGAATTTTTTGAGATGGTCGTTGTTCTCTGCCTGCTCACGGGAGCGGGCGACGATGCGGCTCCAGTATTGGAAAATCCATGCGTCGATTGTGGTCGGTGTCCCTGCCCATGTGGATTCCAACCTGCCAGCGCCTGCGGCTTGCGGCATCCCGGCTGTGGCGAAGCTGCCGATGGTGTCGGAGAGAATGGACCGCGCTGACCAGAGGCGAGGCTGGTCAGCGCGGCTTGGCGCGGGCGTCTTCGTGGTGGTGCGGGAAAATAGATCGAAAAGGCCCATGGTTAGATGCGGACGGAAATTGATTGCCCGATGGACGAGATGCCGGATGAGAGTCGGGACTCGCGGGACAGCTCACGCCGCCAGAAGGAGAGGAGTTGCAGGAGTTCGGCGATGCTGTGCCGCTCAAGCTCGCGGTTGTTGATTTTGTAGCGTTTAGCCTCAAGCGTTGCGCCACCTGCGAGCATGGCTTGGATGTGCGCCACGGCGATGCGGGCCTGCGTGCGCACCTCGGCGCCGGGGGCGAGGGTGGCCGCGGATTCGCGGATGAGGAGGTCGCCGGTTCCGACAAGGGCGCGGTGCGCGGCGACCGTTGCCCATGCTTCCCAGATGTAATGCCCTGGTATCCATCCGCTCGTATTCGCGGCGGCGGTGAAGGTCCCTGCCGTGCCGGTGGCGGCGACATTGCGCGATTGCATTCCAGCGAATTGCACAAGGACGGTCGCGGCGGGGTCTGCCGATACCGTAACCTCGAATGTTTCGCCTGCCGTAATAGTCACCATGAATGCACGAAGGAAGCGCGGCGCGTGGTGCGCTTGCGTTTCGCGGCATTGTTGGCATCCGGTCTGGGGGTGTCTTCTGCGGGGCGTTCCACCGGAGGGGGCGTTTCGACCTCGGCGGGCTTGGGCGTGGGCATGGTCTGCCGCCTCCTCAAAGCGAGCTTGTCAAACTGCGGGGCGCGAAGCACCAGCGCGGCGAATGCGTAAACCCGGCAGTCGAGCGGTTCGTTCCGAGCGCCGGATGTTTTGTGCCACTCCAGCCGGGGGAATCCCTTCACGAATTTCGTCACGGCCTTTTCTGCGGTGAGTCCTCTGAAATACTCGGCGCTGCGTCCCTGCGGGAAATGGCAATATCCAGAGCCGGGTTCGGTGATGCGCAGTCTCTTGTAAACTATGGATTTCGCGGAATCGACTCCGACGATGTAGACATCGATGGGGCGTGTGGTTTTTTTTCCTGCCCTGCGGCGGGCGGGGTTGCCGACGATGGGCAAGCCGGGTCCGCCTTGGCCTTTCACGCCGTAAACTCTGTCTCCCTTGTGGCGTTTGACATAGCCGTAAACGGCCTGCGTGTTGCTGCCGCCGGTGTCGATGCAGGTGGTTTCGATGACCATTTCGCCGCCTGCCTCGGAGGTCCACCGCTTGCGAAGGTAGTCGGTGAGGTGCGTCCACGGGCTTCCTTCCGTTCCCTCCGGGCTGTCGGGGTCGCCGAGAATGACATGATAGGCAACGCTCCAGCTTTCTTCGCCGCCTGCCCACGCGACCACTTCAACCTCGAGGCGGTCTTGCTGGGTATCGACGCCAGCCGTCAGGATCAACCCACGGGCGGGAACATCCGCCTGCGGGTAGGGTTCGCATCGCTCGATGAGGGCATGCTCGCTGATGCGCTCGCCGCCTTCCTCCCATGTTTCGCCGAGGCTGGTGTTGATCCAGACTTGCAAGGTTGAGGGATCGTCTTTCGCCCGCCCGTGCTCGATGGCGATGTCTGCGATGCTTCGCCACGGCGAATAAAGTTCGTTCAAGTGAAACCCCGCGATCCGGCTGGGTCCGGCGCTGGCCTGCCACCGACCACGGGAGACCGCTTGGTTTTTCTGCGCGTTGGTGATCGTGCCGTTGCAGGCGGGACACCGGAGGGTTGCAAGGTCGCGGCGTCCGTCATGCCATACGACATTGCCCCACCGCAGCGGATGCTCGTGTTGGCAATGCGGGCAAGGCACGAGGAAATGCCGCTGGTCGGAAATCTCAAAAGCTCGTTCGATGCGAGAGAGACCTTTCACGGTCGGGGTCGAGACCATGACGATTCTTCTGTTCCAAAAATTCTTTGTTCGGGCGATGGCGAGGTTTACCGGATCGCCCTCGCTCCCGGCGCTGGCGGGGTAGCGGTCCACCTCGTCAAGCAAGAGAACGCGGATCGGGCGAGAGGCGAGGCCGCTGGGGGCATTGGCTCCGACAAGCGTGACATGCCCGCCCGGAAAGCGTTTGTGCAAGATCGTGTTTCCTGAGTCGCGTGTCTTTGCCGGTCGCACCTTCGAGCGGAGGCTGGGCGAGTCTCGAAACATCGGCGCGAGGCGGTCTTTGCTGAATGTCTCTGCCATGGCCTCGTCCGGCTGCACGAGCATGAGGGGCGAGGGGTCGAAATCCACGAAGTAACCGATGCAGTTGAGGAGCACCTCGGTTTTCCCCACCTGTGCCGATGACATAACGACAACCTGCTCAATGGTCGGATCGGCTACGGCGTCCATAATGCCTCGCTGGTATTCGGCGCGGTTGGTTCGCCACTGCCCTTTCTCCGCTGCCGCCTCCCCGGAGAGTTTGCGCCGGTGGTCTGCCCATTCGCTGATCGTCCACTTTGGCGGGGGTGCAATGATGGCCGACCACGCCGCGATGAGATCGCTGGCGCGGTCGAGTTCCTTGGGCGTCATGCTGAAATGATCTCTTCCATCAGGATTCTAAAAGCTCGCTCGGCTGTGGCAGGCACGACTCCGTTGCCGAGTAATCGTAGCTCGTCGGTTCGATTGTCACAGGAGACGCACAGCTCGGCATAACCCAGCCCACCGGCAGCCCCATCAGCGTCTCGACCCAGCGCGGGTTGAGTTTGCCGCAACCCATTGCCTTGGCCTCCTCCCTCGACAGCATGGAGTTCAGTTTCTTCCGGTTGCCCGATCCGCCGGCTAGGCCGCTCGGTCCGCCTTGGTCGCAACTCGCACTCGGCGTTGGCCATGTCACCATCTCGTTCAGATTCTTCACGCCATGGCCTTTGGCCCGCATCGCCGCAATCTGCTCCGGTGTCTTCGGGCCTTGGGCATCGTGGGCTTGCGGTGTTGCCCAATTCTGGACCATCTCCACCTGTTGATTGATTGTCTGGGATTGCAGCACCATCCGTCCATCCGGCGTCTTGCGGTAGGCTCTTTCGCCCGGTCTGGCTGGTTGTCCATCCTTCGTGTAAAGCGTCTCCACTCTCGCTCCCGCCTCGTTGGCTTGCGGTGTGCGCCAATCCACCGACGACCCTTGGCGGCTCCCATCCGTGCTGGGGTTGGCCGGGGCGGGAAGGCCATACTTGACGGCATCCGAAAGTTTTGCTCCGTAAGCTACCGGATTCTCCTCTTTGTGGTTGTGATAACTGACCGCCCTTCCATCTATCCATTCCGTCTTGTAGCTGCCGCCCGTTGTGTCCATGACAGCTGGCGTCGGCCAATTCGCCGCATCCTGCGTCACCACCGCGCAGAGGTAGCCCTTGCCCAGCATGTGGTCGTGACTCTTGGAGCCAATCGGCCCAGTGTCCTTGTATTTGCTGGCTCTTATCGTAGGCCAAGATAAAGACCCGCTTGCGCTGGTGCGGTGCGCCGACTTCAGACGCGCTGAATATTCCAAACGAACTTTTATAACCGATTGATTCCAGCTCTCCAATGACTTCTCGGAGTCCGAGGCTGATGTGTCCTTCGACATTTTCAAAGAAGCAGAGCTTGGGTCGCAGAATCCGAATTCCGTCTGCGATAAAAGGCCAGAGGTGCCGAGGGTCGTCTGTGCCGAGGCGCTTTCCGGCTGCGCTGAAGGGCTGGCAGGGATAGCCCCCAGTGAGGATGTCCACGCGGCCACGAAACTCTGCCCATGGGAAGGATTTAAGATCCGTCCAGATAGGTGCTGCGTCCATGAGTCCCGCTTCCATTTTTGCGACCAAGTTCGCGCAGGCGAAGGCTTCGATCTCACAAAGAGCGACCGTGCGCAGATTTCGGATAACTCGGTGCAGTCCAAGCTCAATGCCGCCGTATCCGGCACAAAGTCCGAGGTGTGTAATTGTTTTGGGAGTATCCACATTATTTTTCTTTTTGTTATCGATCATGTTTCCCAGCCTTCGCCGGCCTCTTCCTCTTCCGGTTTCGCCTCGTTGCGTTTGAGATAGCGATTCAGAATCTCTCGCCCGTTGTATTTTGAGCATTCCGCCATTGCCTCATGCAGTAGGGTTTCGATGAGCGCCGCGCATTTGTTCGGGTCGGTCTCGTCTGCCACGCGAGGGCCTGCGGTTGTCGGGATTGCCAACAGCTTTGCCCGGATGTTGGCCAGCCCCTCACCCATCACCTCGGCAATGCAGGCGCCGTCATGGAGTTCGCCGCGCATCGCCATCGATTGCGCTTCGAGGATTTCGGCGCGGGCGCGGTATACGCGAGTGCGCTGGGCTTTGAACGAATCCTCCGATTCATTCTCCTGGCTCTTCTGCCATTCGATGTATCCGGCAGTGGATGCGCAAAGGTCGTAAACTCCGCGAGCGGTTTTTTTTACGATGCCTTTCTTTTCGAGTTGCTGGACATATTGAGGCGTGACGCCACCGAGTGCCTCGGCCAAAACTTTCACGCTTGTCATCAATCTTTCGGAAGGCTGGTTTTTATTGTTTTTCATTTCAAAGTTTGTCCGGATTTTGCGTTATACGCCCCGTAGAATCGTTCTGTGTTTTGCCCGCTGTCGTGACATTAATTTTTTTCTGTGGCGTGTGCTGGGTAGGCTGGAAGCAAAGCAAAGCGCGGTTTTTTAGTCAGTCTCTAGCCAAATTCCGCGAGTTTCCGCTTACCCGCTCCCGTCCCCCCTCGGAAGAACCTACTACCCCGGTGGGGTGTCCCGTCTCGGTTTGGATCATTGGAGGGTTTTGCTGTGCAGAGTTTTTTTAATGCGTTCTGCTGTTGAGGTTAGCGGCTTGAGGATTTCGAGCGCCCGTTCTAAGCGGTCCTTCTCCCATGCTTCGATGTCGCCAGCCTTCTCGGCCCAGCGTTGGAATCCTTTGACCAGGTAATCCATGACATCGCTTTCCTCTTCGCGCTTTGGGGTCTCAGCCGGTAGA